CAACCGTAACCGTCCGAACCTGATTAACATATCAATTTGTGACGGTTTTAATGGCGAACCAATAGGCAACATCAATAAATTAGCTTGCTGTTCAATTTTTGAACGGTTACAGTTATTGACACAAGTCCAAGCGGCGCGATGCGCCTTGTTTGTTTCGGTGGACTCCGAATTAAGTGCGGTGGAACCCAACGCACTTTTCGCTGATTTAATCACCCAGTTTTTTAATTTGGTGATGATTTTCTTTTCTGTGAATCTGTTTTTTACCCCCACAATTTTCTTACGAATCTCACCGTATTTATTCGGTTTGCATTCTTCATACTCAATACAAATCGGCTGATCACAACGTTTTGTCATTGCGCCACCTTGCACTTTTAAATAACTACCAAAACAACTCACATCAGCCACAGTGCGGCCAATATCCAATACTTCATCGTCCGCAACGGCTGCCATAGCATCATCAATTTTGCGAAGTTCACGCCACGTCGAAATTGACGGTGTACCGTAAAACTGGAATTGGCGAATGCCCCAAAGATTTGCCCACGCACTCACACGTTGCACGTTTTCAAGTAATGTCAGATTTTCTACTTCATCGGACATTTCTTTGCCTTGCTTACCTGCATAGATATTCTTGGCGATGTATTTCGCCACATAGCCAATCGCAGAACCTTTGGTTGGGTCAATTTCTTCTACTTTGAAACGGTATTTTTTTGCCCCAAATTCATCGCCATCTAATTCCAACGCTTTCTTGCGGAATAGATGAATAACGTCATCTTTATGTTCAGGTTTTACATACATCAGCAAGTGCCAATGCGGTGTGCCATCGTGATGCGGTTCAACTCCACGAAAGCCAAAAAAACCGATTCCACGTTTGGCAAACTGCGCGCGCAACTGTGCCCACACTTTATTTAAGTAACATTGCGTATCACGAGGGCTTGCGCCTTGCCATTTTTTATTGTTTTTGCCTGTTTCATGGGTTGCGTGGAAAGAGGATGGGGCAGTCAGCGTAAGAAAGAGTGACACGAATGAATTAGCTGTCGCCCATTCATCAATCCCACGCAAGCGGTTCATAGTTTCTTGAAAACGGATAGCAGGATTTGCCACCGATTTTTTCCACATTTCAATCAACGGCATTTGTTCGGTGCTATCGTCTAGATTTTCCAACACCATTTGTTGCAGATATTCGAGGTTATCTGCACGTTGCGCACGGTAGTCATTAAATGCACTTTGCGACACATAAGGGCTCACTTTTGCCGATACTGCACCACAGCCAATCTCCACATGTTCTTTCAATCGTTTTTGTGCCGTGGTGAGTTGGCGTTTCCAATGTTTTGGGCAAACTGATTTATTAAGATCAACCTCAATGTCATTCACATCTAAGAAACGGTTATCTTGATAAGCGAACCAGTGCTTTAACGGAAAACCAATATCAGCACACACTTCGCCCACTAAGCGATAAAGGTCACGAGAAAGTGCGGTGAAATCATCAAGAGATATTTCCCCACGCTCTTTCCGCTCCGCTTGTTCATTGACAAAATCAGACTGTAATTTCGTAAACAACATAGCTAATTTGTCTGCCATTTCTTTTAGCTGATGTTCACTTAACAAATAAAACGGAAAGTTAGCCGCTTTTTTGCCTTTTGAAAGGGCGACCACTTGTGAATGCGTATCACGGTCAATCAACCAATCAAGGCTAACGTGATAATGTTGAAAAACGGCTTTCAAGCGATTGGTGAGAATTTCACGCAAATAGATATTCGCATACGCCGCCTGTTTATTGCCGAATTTAAACCCAATAGAGCCATCATCTTTCACACCGTTAAACGCACGCAGCCAAACATGGCGAAAATGCTCACGTTGGCGTTTGCGAGGGAGTGCATAAAGCAGTTTTTCAACATAATCGAACTGGTGCGGCGCAACAGAAAACAATTCCATTTGCGCCGATGTTGCTTGAGCAGTATCGAAAGTGCGGTCAAAATTCACCGCGCTTTGCATCATCACTGCACGTGCATCTGCCATCGCTTGCTCACGTTTAGCTAGATTGGCATTGCACTCAAGTTCCCAGTTCATGTGTGATATATCCTAAATATTTTGATTTAAATAATTTCTTATCTTTATACCTATCCATCTTATGACAGGTACTGCCATACTATTTCCGATAGCCTTATACCGTGGGCTATCAGGGCAATCATTCGCAAGTTTGTTACGATATGGGATTTGCGTATAACCTGGCGGAAAGCCTTGTAGTTTTTCGCACTCTGATGGTGTAAGTTTGCGGACTGTTAAGCCATTAAAAACACCGTGAATATCTGTAGTTGTTAATGTGTAACTTACTCCGCTGTCATCAAATCCATTGCCATTTCCGCCGTTATGCGGTTGTCTGCCGATAGTGTTACCAGCAAGAGCAATGCAAGGGATATTATTACCGCCAGTCCCCATGCGCGCCGTTAGTGTCGGCGTAGTATCATCATCTTGTATGCGTACTACGTCGGAGCGGTGAGCAATATCAAATAAGATATTTTCTCGCCCATTATTGCGCCCTAGGCAGTGGGCAGTTGATGTGGAAATAATCGGGTCTTGCGTACCATGTACTACAATAGTTTCAGAGCCACCACCAAGCGCCCCACCACTAGCTTTTACTAGCCCCCCCAATACGGATTGGCGATACGTTCCAAAGCTTCCCTCAGCGTAGCAGGTAAAACCTTGTTGCGTTTTTCCGCACGATTGAGAATACCCTTGCAAGCTTTTGCGCTCAAAAAGTATTTGGGCGACGCTTCTTTCTCTAGCACTTGCCACAAGGAACACGCGCTTGCGTCGTTGGGCGAGTCCGAAGTATTGAGCATCGAGGATGCGCCACGCGATAGTTCGGGACGAATGCACATAACCAGCGTTTGACCATTTAGCCCCTGTTGGTTGCAGTGGCTCACGCTCTTGAACCAATCCAGCCAAAAGGTGTCCGAATGCGTTGTCTTTTGTGGATAGTACACCCGGAACGTTTTCCCACAACAAAACGCACGGCTGCTTACCGTCTTGGTATCTAACATAATCAATAGCCTCTAATATGTGTATTAAAGTTAACGTGAGATTTCCGCGCTCGTCATCTAACGAGTTTCGCAAACCAGCGACAGAAAATGCTTGACAAGGAGTACCTCCAACAAGCACATCTGGAGCAGGAATTTTTCTGTTTATAATTTTTTGAGGTAGGTCTGTCATATCCCCAAGATTTGGGATGTTGGGATAATGATAAGTAAGCACGGCACAAGGAAAAGGTTCAATTTCACTAAACCAAAGTGGCTTACCTAAGCCTTTCCATGCCACACTTACTGCTTCAATCCCTGAACATACTGATCCAAACGTAAACAATTCCATAGCTTTCACCTATAACGTGGCTAAATATTCACTGTGATATTCAAAATATTCTTTGATTTTGTTGTTGGTCGAACTCACTGCACTGAGTAATTCTTCCAAGCTCAACATTTCATATTGGGCTAAGTCATAACGGCGTACTTCTTCGATTGCACCCCAAATTGTGTTGTGTAAATTGCCCACCGTTCTTGTTTTTTGTTTGCCATACCAACTATCTTGATCGCCAATTACTTCAACCACTTGAAAGCGAGTGCCGATGGGTAAAATTTCTAGCGTTGCGCCGCAATCTAGGGCGATACAAATATTGTTTTCCATTATTCTTTTTCTCCTTTACCAACGGCTATCTAGTACGTCCGTAATAAACTCAATTAATCCCATTACCGTCACAGCCACGCCAAGAACGGCAAACAGCACCACGAAAAACATCACTAAACAACTTGTCATTTTCTTTTCTCTCTCCAGTCCGCCCATTCGGCGTGTTTTTTCATTAATTCTCGTTTCGCTTGAATTGCAATATCGCCCAAACGGATATATTCACTAAATGCCGTATTCGCTGATTGTTCATCGCCCTTATCTAAGTGGTAGAAATAAGCGAACAATTGTTCTTGCGCATTATCTAGCTTGTGATAAACATCTTTTGCACAAAAAGACAAAGCACCACGGCTTAAAATTATTGCTGCCATTTGTTATTCCCCCATCGTCTGATCAATTTGAGTAAATTCCCGCTCTGTTACGCCTTGTGAAAACATTCCCGAAAGTAACCGCACTTTACGTAGTGCACGGGCTATTTTGCGTTGTCCTTGTTCTGTGTAGTGATGCAGCTTAGTGCCTGTTAAATGCCCTGCACGTAAATCTGAAAAATCTAAATCGGCTAATTCCAACAGCATTTCTCGAAAGCCTTGTTGTAAACCGTCAAACTCTCGTTCTACACGGAATTGGCTTTTGCTTAACAAGTGCAGCGCATCATCAAAACTTCGGATTTCTGGCACCTTTACTTGATTAACACGGCACCATTTTTCTGCGGCAGATTCCGTTTCATCTTCAAAGCAATAAGGCATTAAGGCCATCACTCACCCCCATTCATTTATTTACGGAACCACCGAGCAACGCGTTGGAAAATGCTTTGTTCACGAGCCCACTGTTCTTCTTCAAGTAATGCAATGCGATCACTGAGTGATTCATTCAGCAATACTTGCTGGGCATTCACGCCTGCTTGGTGCGAAATAGCCCGTTGTAAAAGTAAAATATGGCGCGTTTGTTCATTCAATTTTTGTTGCAACTGCCACACATTCACACGGCTACGCGGCGTATTTTTTTCTTTGCTGTACACATATTTTTTGCTTGTCATTTGCTCAAACTCCTAAATTTTGGTTGCAAAAATCCTGTCGAATGAATTTCTTCAAACGACTGTTTTAAAAATCTTGATGGAAATTAAAGATTAGATGTCGATTTCTTGCTGACGCTCATCAATCTGCTTTAACGGCTTGTTCGCACTTAATGCTTCTGGACGATCATAATAAATTGGTGTTCTTACTCTTGTAATTTGGCTTTGCACTTTTAATTCTGTGCCGCAGTTGTTGCAGTAAGCCAACACGTCGATTAACAACAAACCAATTTTTTCTGAAGTTCGTACACGGATGTTATTACTCCCGCAATTTGCACATTTGTGATCTACATTCACTCTTTACCTCCTAATTTGTTATACTCAATTTGATTTATTCACGATTCACAAAGGAACCGAGACTATGATTGAAGATCAGATTGATGAACTTGTTGCAGATAATGCAGAAAAGAACCTCCGCATTTATGCGCTTGAAGATTTGCTTGCTTTCTTTCGTCATCACATAACGAATGCACAGAAGCAAGAACTTCATCGCTATTACGAATACATACGTGACCAACATCTAAACAATTTTTCTCTTGATGAAGATCAAGCAGAAAAGATTGAAGCAGTATTTGACGCGCTTGAATCTTTTCTACAGAAGTAGAACTGTTATCAAATAACGTAAATGAAAGACGGTATTTGCCGTCTTTTGTTTTGCGAAGAAAGAATTTCCCGCTTGCTTGGATTGCTGTTTCACACATACACACCTTCTTTTTTGTTCTACGCTCTCCACATTCCCCAATATGGATTGTACGGTTATTAAAATTAAAAGATAATCAACACTATAAAGCACGACACCATTGAAAATAACGCCACGAGGTATGCCATGCTGACTCGATTTTTACGATTTCTCATATTTATCCTTAACTGGTCTATTGTTGCTGGAATTGTTTGGCTTAATTTCACCTTATTAAGTAACAATCCCACTCTTACCCTGCTTGATTACACCTTTAACCCACGCCAACTGTGTTTTTTAAATGCGTTGTTAATGGGTTTATTCACTTACAAAGAACGCCACTGCATAAAACAAGAAATCATTCGTTTCGTTCGTTGGTTTAAAAATCTTTAATTCCCTTCAAACACCTGTTTCAGACTTTCGTAAATGGTTGGCCAATCTACATCGGGTCTTAGTTCGGTTGGGTTTACTTCAAATTTTGTGGCTTGGATGATGGATGGGATGTATTTCACATCCATCTTTGAGCCATTTAGCCAAAGATTTACAGCTTGCTGTGAAACTTTGCACATACTTGCCAATTTAACTTGTGTTCCGCAAATAAAAATAGCTTTTTCAATAGAATTATTCATTATTAATAACAAGTAAACTTACCTTTTGCATAAATAATACTATTTTACTTGTTTAAATTCAACAAGTTTTTTTACCTTGAATTCTACAAGTTTAATTGTAGAATTGAAGATAACTTAATCTAAGTAGGGGATGGTATGAAATTTGATACGCTAGCAGAAAGACTCAGATATATGATGGATTTTAATGCATTATCTCAACAGTCATTAGCTGATAAAGTCGGAGTTTCTCAACAAGCAATAGGGCAAATTCTGAAAGGAGAGATCAGTAACCCTAAAAAAATACTTGAAATATCAACCGCACTTGGTGTTAATCCGCATTGGTTAAAAACTGGGCGTGGACCAATTGAACCAACTGCACAAGGAACATCTATTCAGTCTTTAGTAAGTACAGACAGCGACGAACATCATCGTTTTCGTGTTGATTATCTTGATGTGCAAGCGGCAGCGGGTCATTCAGGGATTGAAAATGCAGACTATCCTGAAGTGATTCAGTCCATTTATTTTTCCAAGGAAGGATTATTAGAAATCGTGGGTAAAAGTACCAATGATGGTATCAGCCTTATTAATGTGCCGACTGATAGTATGGTGCCAACCATCAATAAAGGCGACATTGTTTTTGTTGATACCAAAGTCAATTATTACACTGGCGAGGGCGTGTATTTCTTTTTGCTCAACGGCGGTGCTTACATTAAACGTTTGATGAAATTACCCACTGGGGTTTACCGAGCTATATCCGATAACAGTGTTTATCCTGATTTTGATATATCAGACGAGTTATTTGATACCGCTGTAATTATCGGTAAATTTATTAAAGTGCTACCGATTAATCCGAAGGATTTGTAGGGGGGAATATGCGGCATTTTGTCTATATTAACTGGCACAAGGAAGTGAATGCCTATACCTTGGAAAATCATAAAGAAAATGAAGATTATTTCATTGGTTATGTTTCTCAGAAAAAACGCGTCATTACTTTTCGCAAAGATAGAATTATTAAAGAATTTGTAAATTTTGATGATGCTCAACATTATGCTGAAAATTTGCCTGAAGAAATCTTTACTCAATTCGATCAGAAACTCAATGCTATTAAGCGTATCCCATCTAAACCTATTCAGCATCCTCTCACTTTTTGCTTTACTGGTTTTAGCAAAGCTCAGAAACAAGCATTAATAGATTTAACAACACAAGTTGGCTTGCGTGCAATTCAGGATGTTACATCAAAATGTGATTATCTTGTGATGTGCGAGAACTCTAAAACAATCGGCCCATCAAAACGCGCAAAAGCTGAATCGCTAGGCGTGAAATTAATTTTTGAGAACCAATTTTTTCATTTGATTGAAACTGGGGAGATACCGCAATGAAAAAATTGCTCTTAATTCTAACCGCACTTTCCCTTGCCGTATCACCTGCAGTGTTTGCTAAGGCACACAAAAAATCAAATTCTGAATCAGAACAGCAATTCAGTTGTAATGATGGAAAGCGAATATGTGGAGATATGGAAAGTTGCGATGATGCAATGTTTCATCTTAAACAATGTGGTATGAAAAAGCTTGATCGCGATCGTGATGGCGTGCCTTGTGAGAGTATTTGTGGATAGGGTTTAAAGCGGTCAATCGACTGCTTTATTTTTTCTCTTTTTTCACTTCCACTTCATCATCTTCCACTTTCAGTTCACATTCAATTTGACTGGTAAAGCCAGCGTCTGAAAGATTGTGCGTTACTCTAGTGATAAGCCAATTCGTTGCATCAATTTCTGCTTTAAAGCCTGAAAGCTCAATGGGCGTTTCGGGGATTAAATCGGGTTCGCCAAAGGCAAGATTTAGGTTAAATGTTGCCACGCCTCGTTTTAGTTTATCAAAGGCGGATTTGGCAGCAGTGATAGCTCTCGCTTCTGAAGGATAAGTAACACGAAGATTTTTAATTTTATCGTTGTCACTTTCCACAGGGGCTTTTTGTTCAATGGTGTTATATCTTCTTTTCGTTAATCGTCTGCCCTTTACTGTACCATCTACTAGCGTTCTACCTTTCGTCATTCGCTGTTTTTTTACAATCTTAGTATTTTTATCTACGATAATTTCGCCACGTTTGCCTGTGTCCGTATCGTGCCAATACGCCCGCACGGCTTTATAGTTTTCACTTTCGGCAATGGAGAAAGTGTAGCTGTCACCACTTTTGCGAGTGATTTTTCGTAGTGGAATCGGCTTGCCTGAGGCTGTTTTGCCTTGTCCTAGTGGCATAAATAATAGCGTGCCATTTTTAACGGTGCACATCGCCCCGTGTTCTTCTGCCAGTCGGCTTAATAGATTAATGTCGCTTTCGTTGGTTTGGTCAATGTGTGCGATAAACGTATTTGCTAGTTTTTTCTCACACTGGCTTTTGAGTTGGTTTTCTTTGGCGATAGTATCAATAATTTCGCCCAACGTTTTTTTATCAAATGACCGCTCTTTTTGTTCGGAAAATGAGCCTTTTAAATCAGCCGCTCTTGCTCTGATGGTTAATCGGTCTGCTGATCCTGCACCACCTGAAAATTGCACTTCATCGACGGAATATTGCCCTTTGTCAATCAGCGGTTTGCCTTTCCAGCCTAGCGCAACTTGGATTGTGGCATTGCGTGGCGGTAAGGCGAGTTTGCCGTCATGATCGGATAATTCTAAGTCGAGTGTGTCCGCTTCCAATCCGCGATTATCGGTCAAAGACAGGTTGACGAATCGGCTTGATACCACTTGTGTGATGTCTTGCTGTTTTTTGTCTTTCGTGGTGATCTGCACTTTAAAAGCGGGCGTGCGGTGATTGTCGTTAAGATTTAAATCAAACATTAAAGGCTACTCATTAAACTCTCTGCAATGGCGATTAACATTGGGTCATCAGTGCGTTTTAGGCTCATGCTGAAATCAATCGCACGAGGTGCACCATCGCCAAAAAATTCTGTTCGGGTTTCTTGCACGCTTTCGATTACAAAAAAACCGATAATTTCAAAGGTTGCTCCATCAATTAGCGGAAATGCACCGCCACTGTCTGCCATTAATTCCAGGGCTTTAATAGAAAACCTACCGCCAGTGATTTCTGGGATTAATCTACCACTAATTGTCACGGTTTCGCTTTCTTTGCCAGTGAACTGTGATTTTGGCATTGCCCCGACAATGGCATTGGTTGGATGCCGCCAATTTGATGTGCGGTCTAAACTTTGAAAAGGTATGGTTTGCCGAGTGAACACAAACATGCCCAATGTGGCAAGTGCGAAGTTTTGGAACATTTATTATTCCTTTTCTGCATTGCCTTCCATGCAACTGGTAATAAAAATTAAGTTTGAAAACAATATAAAAGTACCAATAATCCAATGATCAAAATAAACAAAAATCGTGCTTAATAAAATTAGCGTATATATCTCAAATGTGGTTTTTGCTTTTGTATATCTGATCTTCTTCTTTTGATAGTTTTCCGCCGTACCAATCCAAGCCAGAATGGATAAAATGGTAATAATCCAAATTAAGGTAATTTGAGCGCTTGAACTGCCGATAATAAATACGGCAAGAACAACAGAAAAAAGAATAAATTCGCGAATAAAATCTAAAAAATGTAATGATTTAAGCATAATAAAATCCTGTGAAAAGTGAGGTCAAAAAATCCCATGATTTCTGACCGCACTTGGTGAATTAGTGAATTAGCAAAATAAAAATGCGATGCCGAAAACGACAAGCAGCCAAAAGACAATCGAGAGGGTGATTATCCCTCGCCATACAAGGTATCTTGGCAAATTTGACAGGTAATCAATCAGTTTCTGTTTCATTTCGTTCTCTTGCTTTTTCTCGCCATTGCATTAATTCGGAAAATGTCATTTGCTCAAAGGCTTGTGGTTGCCAGTGGAAGATGATGGCAATGTCTGCCATGGCATCTTCCACTGTTGCGGCAATCATTACTCGGTCGCTTCGGTTTCCACTTCCGAGTTCTTCCCTAAAAAACCGACAGCCGCCGCAGCAAGCTCGGTAAAATCAGCAACTTCCATTGTGACAAAATCAGATTTATGCAAAACAGGGGTAGTCACACGTGCAAGTAAAACTTGTAATGCGTCCACATCCATTTGCAACACATCAAACATTTTTAAACCTTTTAATGCGGGCACAGTCGGTTTATTGACGGTGATTTCCGTGATTTGGTTTTCGCCACGAGTAATAGTGTTGGTTAAGCTAATGATTTTGGTGTTTTCTGTTTTCATTTTATTTTTCCTTTAATAAAGAAAAGGGATTTAATAAAAGCCCCTTTCGGGGCAAGGTGTGTGTGAATTAAATGCCGATTGCTGCACGGTGCTCTGCGAGACGATCAACACCACCGACAATGAAAACGGAATTGATTAGATCAATTTCCACGAGGTCTTTGCCGTTTTCGATGATTTTGTAGTAGGTTAATGGCACGGTGTAGCTTTGTTCGGTGTCATCGCCCGATTTGCTTGTGCCGTTGTCAATCTCGCCGAAACGACCACGCATGACTAGTTCGATTGAAACCACTTCTTCGGTGTCATCTTGTTGATAGGCGCCCGCAAAACGTAATGCTGTGCCGTCAATTTTTCCGCCAAATTCTTTGATAAGTTCGGTCATATAACCGCCCATCTTGAATTGCGCTTCAAGGGCTTCCACTCCAAGGTTCACTTTTACTGCGCCAAACATGCCGCCTGCACGGTATTCTTCCAGTTTCAAGGCTAATTTAGGTTGGGTGATTTCGGTGACTTGGCCACGGTAAGAATTACCGTCAGCCAAAAAATTCATTAATTTGAGTTTACGAGGTAATGCCATTTTTTACGCTCCTACTTTTGCAATGTTTGCGGCAAATTCCACAAGGTATTCATCGCTGATGTATTGGTTGAAACCAAGTTGTTCTAACGGTGGAACAGGGCAGTAATCATAAGACACAAGCAATTTTGCATCTTTTAAGGTTGCGGCAGTATTAAGGTTGGCATTGATAAATGCTTTACCGCCGATTAAATAACCTTGCGCCACATATTCACGCCATTTTGCGTTGATTGCTTCCACGATTTCTTTCACAAGATTCACGGAGATGTCTTTATCCATCGCCCAGTCAAAGGATTGTGCAATGGTGTCTTTCAAGACTTGTGCCGTGCGAGTGTAGTTTTCGTAGATAAATAATTTATCTGCCGAACGAGTGCGTAATCCCCAGAACTTAAAGCCATTGTGGTTTACACAACAAGTAATGCCCTGTTCGTTGAGATAGTTCACGTCGGTTGCACTGTCGTTAATATCGAAAGAAAGCGGCTTAGTGACGCCAGTCACGCCAGTTAAACCTTTGTTTGAAATTGAAGTATGCCAGCCGTATTCTTTGTCTTGATATGCACGCATTGCAGCAGCACGAACAACGGCATAATCTACTTCGGTTTGCTTGGTATTTGGGTTAAACGATAAGAAATCACCGAAAATCAGCATTAATTCACGTTGTGAGAAATTGCGACCGTATGTCACTGCTTCTTCTTTGGTTTTTGCTGTGCCGCAAGAGGCATACACAAAGCCATTGAGTTTTTTCGCTACGCTTAACAATTCAGTGGTCACATCTTGGCTGTCATATTTCGGGATACAGAAAATACGAGGTTTGACACCACAAACTGCAGCAGACACGAGGAACGCTTTTAAGCCAGTGTAATTGCCTTCGTTATCGACTGAACCGATCACATTGGCTTTCATGGTGCTTTCATCATCGTTTTCTTCTACACGAATGACGACAACTTTACAATTCACAATGTCCGCAATGCCATCTAGCGCACGAGATAGCGTGCCTTTTTTACCTGCTTTGGCTTGCATTTCGGCGGTGATGCCAGTTAAAAGAGTGGGTTTGTTGAGTGGGAAAACCGATGCATCTGCATCTGGTGCGGTTGCCACTAAACCGATAACTGCAGTGGATGATGTAGTGAGTGTTCGTAAGGCTTCGGAAATTTCCGTTACCTTGACCCCATGGAGATATTCATCAGACATAATTTTAGCCCTATGGTTTCTATGGTTTGAAAAGATGTGGCTATTTTGTAAGGATTTAAAAGCCAGTGGTAGTGCTTGGCGTTGTGGTATTGAAACTAACAAAGGGCGGTTAGGTAGAGTCGGACGGATGAAAACGGCGGAATTACCCGCCGTTTGTCTATTTTTGAAAGATTGCCGCTAGTTGATTCGGACTAAACCGCCAACCACTCTCGCTACCGTGAATTGCATTAAAACACCATTCGCTACAAAAATATTTTGAGCGTTTTTGTTTGATTCCAAGTACGATTCCTAGCGCACCCCACCAGTCGTATTTACATCCCAAAGTGCGGCTAAAATAGGCTTTGATTTGTTCCTCAGTAACATCGTTGAGTGGGATTAAATCCCATTTGGTGTTATCGGACACATCAATCTGTTTGCAACGTACGCCGCCATCTTGTACTGATGAGGAGTAGCAGTCATATACTGT